CCATGCGCTGCTGTGCGGAGATGATGGGGAGGCTCATCACGCGGCCTCCTTCAGCTCATCGGAAACGGCGGGATTCCAGAGGATCTGGTAGCCGCTGTGGCCGTTGCGCGAGTAAGGCATGGCCTCGGCCCATGCTTCACCGGCCTCGGTCAGCTCCCATTCGTCGCGGTCGTTGCGGAACTGCAAGCCAGCCGCTGCCAGCATCTGGTTCGTGGCCTTGGCCGAACGGTTGAGCAACTTGCCAAGCTGGGTGGCGTTGAGCGCGCAGATCGGCTCATTGGCAGACGGCAGCGCGCGACGCAGCACCTCGGTGGTGATGCCGGTGTTCTCCTGAATGCAGGTCAGGGTTGCCGCCGCCGCGATGCCCGGCTTCACGCCAGGCACCTTCGCCACGGCCTCGCCGATCAGCAGAATCGCGGATACACGGTCGTGGGTCGGTGCGGGCAAAGCTGCCAGCGCACCGGGGGCGACGTAGCTGCCAGTCTTGCGGATCTCGGGCAGTACCTCGCTGGTCACCCAACGCTTGAAACGCTTGGCGGCATCTTTGGTGCTGCCGAGGATCAGGGCGTAGAGGCCCGACTCGTTGACGTGGTTCTGGCGCTGACGTCCACCCGCCGTAAGGGTCTCCAATTTCTGGAGATCCTCGTTATCGACGTGGGACTTGATCGCCTGAGACGGATTGCCCATCTCCAAGGCATCACAGACGTCGCTGGCGTTGAACCACGGCAGGCCAGCACCATCGACCTGGACGCGCACGGCGTGCGCTTCGAACTGGAATGGAATGATTGCACTCATGGCCATTACTCCGAATCAAGTGAAAGGGTGAAAGACGGCTTGCCTGAATCCACGGTGCGGGCAACGGCGAATTGCTGCTGCAGCGCCGGAGGCCAGTTCGTGTAGCGGGATTCGGAGACGGACAGCTTGATGTCGAGGTAGCCCTCGACCTTCTCGCCCGAAGCCACGATGCGCTCGGCGATTTCGGCCAGTTGCTGCTGGTTCCAGCTGACCTTCTTGGGCAGCTCGAACTTGAGATGCAGCGGGCCATCGCTGATATGGGCGGTGCCGAAATCGCGGCCGGATTCACGCAGCGCGTCGCGGGCCTGTTCGCCGTAGGCCGCGTCGAGCGCGGCATCGAACTTGGTGCGCGCCTTCTTGAGCCAGTCGATGGCCGCATCGAGGTTCTTGTCGATCTCGGCTTTCTGCGCGGGCGGCAGTGCGGCCAGTTGGCTGACGGACATCTCGGCGATGTCGGCGGGGAAGATGGTCAGATCGCTCATGGTCATCCTCCTTACTGATACGCCCGAGCGAAGGTCGAGTAGCGCGCAACACGCCGCTCGAAGGCTTCGACTTCAGAGATCAAGTAGGTGACTCGTGCACCGAGCTTGCAAAAGATCGGTCCGAGTTGTTCCTGCCGCCAACGGCGCAGGGTTTTGACAGAAAGTCCCCAGCGGCTAGCCAGTTCGTTTTCAGTCAGTGCGATGCACGGGTGTGCAGTGGGCGTCGATGGCACGCGGGATGCGTGGCCATATCGACGAGTTGGGTAGGTATTTGCCATTTGCAGTGCTCCTTTGAACTAAACGGGCACTGCTCATTCTTCGAATCTGACGCCGGATCGTGTCCGGATGCCTTTCCGGAAAAATCGCCGGAAATTTACTGCCGTGTGCGCAGCCGGTAATGGCCGCGCTGGTCTTTGATGCGTTCTAGCCAGGTTGACCAATCAGGGCCAAAAACGCTGTCTGGATCTTTGCCGCAACTGGTTCGTGTTGTGACTTCCGACCATTTGAGACTGTGCTGCTGGCGCGCCTTCCAGAACATCGTGATGACGTCTTTCTGCTTGCCCTTGAAGGTCTTTGGCTCGGCCACACAGGCCAGTTTCAGCTCTCCGGTATCCGCATCGAAATACTCATCCGGATCGTCTGCATCGGCAGCGACGCCCTTCAGCAAGCGATGGAGGAGCTCGGTGTCATAGGAAAAGCCGTCGCCGGAATTCACGAGCAGCCGGTCGATGCCACAGGTCTGGTGACTGTTCGGTAGTTCGATATCCAGGTCGTGTGCAGTCAGCACGATGCCTTGGCTGGGCCGCTTGGCGCTGAGAAGCGCTTGCCGCAAGTCCTGATCTGCAGCATTCATGTGGCGGGCAAGATAAATTGGCGCACGCCGATGCGTGTTGCCCACTCGGATATTGCCCAAATGCCAGAGGTGATCTGCGATGAGCTCCCGACTGGGGGCCCGCTGTGAAGGCTCGATTTCGAGCAGGTCGCAGATCTCGCCGATCCACGCATCAATGTTGACCGCGTAGAGAGTGATATCCGCCAACGGTCGCGTGACAACCCGGCCACGGCAACCCGGGCTTTGGTAGCAGTAGGTTTGCCGGTCATCGTCGACATCAACCTCGACCTCCTGCTCACTGTCGAGCACCGGTACAAGGATATGTGTCAGGTGTCCATCAGCAATTATCCAGCGCCGAGCGAGGAAAGCTGCCGCGTGTCCACGCAAATCGTCGGACGACAGCCGTTCCTCGAGGCTGCGAGTACGCTCTAGCATCAGCAAATATTCCGAATGCAGCATGGCCACCTCAGTACTGGCGCGCGCAGTCAAGTTGCATGAGCTGGGCAAACACCAGTTCGCTATCGGCCCTGGTCAACTTGCCATCATTGAACCCGTTGGGCGTGGTGATCTGCACTGTCACGTCGTGCGCTTTGCGATGCGCAGTCGGGGCGATCCGGAAGGTCAGCTTGACCTGCTTCACGACGTAATTTGTCAGGTCGACGAGCGGATAGACCGTGCCCGCCACCTCGTAAATATTGCGATCCTCGAAACGGTCGCGCTTGATCAGCAACGGGTTCTCCACGCGGCGGGCGATCAGCCGGTTTTTCAGCGTGGTCTGACGCACTTCGGGGTTGGCAATCAGAATGTGCTTGATGTCGATGGATTCGATGCCTGCAATACGGTCTTTCTTGAACCGGGCCAGGATAGCGGGCGTGCAAAAACCCATGAGGTCGAACTCGCGCATCGGCATGGTGTGAATGTCGCCATCGCCGCCCAGCACCACGTCGCGGAAGGCCTTGGCCAGTTCGGGCCGCACGGTTTCATCATCACTGAGTACCGACAATTCGCCTTTGCTGCTGTGCCAGGAATAGCGCACATAGACCGTCGACGAGTCATCCACATCGGTGTCCTCGCCATTGATGATCTTGGGGTAATGGATGTGCTTGCCGTTGAATTTGGCCGACAGCGTGAAGATCAGCACCGGTGCATCGGGGGCATCACTTTCCCGATGGGCGAATGGCTCGACGAGGATGTCGTCAGCCTTCACCTGCGGGAACAGTTCCACCAAGCGTTGTTTCAAACTTTCCTCCGCAGCCCCGTCCAGTCCCGGCTGTGCGCCCTTGGGCCCCAAGTAATGGCTGGAGTATTTTTCGCTCTGGAAATGCCGCAGCACCTGCTGGCGTTGTTCGGCGTGCTCGAAGCGATTTTTCACGGAGCCTGACGTCGAACACTCCTGTTCCAGATACAGGTAGAGCGCCCGGCTGTATTTGTCGGAAGGAGCCGCCAGAATGGCAGCATCATCGGGCCTGCTTGCATCCATCAGTTCCGTCACTGCCAGCGCGCCATACTCGTCGACCAGCAGTGTGATGCGTTCGGCGGCACGCTCGAGGCGAGCCTGCACTTCGGGCTGCATCTCGGCGACCAGTGCGAACAGCGCATTGCGGGATGGAATAGGCAGCGAGCCTTTGGCCTCATCGGTCAGTGCCTGAACGGCAGGGAGTTCCTGACCAAGCGCCGATTCCAGTAGCACCCGCAGCAGCATCGGGCGCTGCACTTTGCGGGTGAGGTGAACCAGACGCTCCAGATGCGGCAAGGTGCTGGGGCCGTTGTCCTTGCCGCGAGTCCGGGGTTTGCCATTTTCCGTCTCGGCAACCGCAGGCACGTTGCTGGATTGGATGTTGTTCAGTTCGGTTGTTGTCATACACGCCACTCCTTTAAGAAACAATGTGCGCGATTGCGCGAACGGTTAATTGATCGGTTCAAAAAATGCCGACGCGAGGTCGGCGCGGAAGTTTTGGGGTTCGTTGTTCAGCGCACTGCAGCCCCCGGTCGGGTCAGGCCGTAGCGCTGCAAGCGCACCTGCACAAAGCGCGGGTTGACGCCAAAACGCATGGCCAGTGCCCGCTCCAGTAATTCCATATCAGCGGGGGATGTGGCGGTGAGGTGCAGGCTGGTACCGGGGATCTCTGGATCGAGCGAAGGCCCTCGATGCACGCAGACGTTGTATTCCGGAGCCAGTTCCTCTGCTGCTGTGCTCAACAGTGGGCGCGGCACCAGCAGCGAACCCATGAACTCGTTGGCGCGCAGCTCAGCAAAATGCACATCTGTTGCCAGTGTTGCTGATGGGGTTGTCGGTGCTTTTGCCAAATGCTCGCTGTCCGGCGTGGTGGTGCGGTAGGCACGCTGACCGCAGGGTTCAAAGGCGTCGAACAGTCCCGGCCCCTTGCTGCCATCCATGATCCAGCCTGGCGCATCGAACACTGCATGCCCGAGTTCGTGGGCCAAGGTACTGAGGGCCAGCAGCTCACTGAGTTTTTCGCCGACCGGTGACACGCACACCATCGCCGTGTCCGGGACGCCGGGGTCGTACTCGCAGATGCCGAACACGTGGTTGCCATCCTCATCATGCACCTCGCATTCGGTACTGACCTCAAGCGCGAAGTCGATGCCGTTGATCTTCAGTCGGTCGATCTGTCGCAAAGCGTCGAAGGCAATGGCATCAATACCGCTGCCCACCAGCTGCTGGCGGGCCTGTGCGGCGATGGCTTCGATTTCAACGTGCTTGATGAATTTTGGGCGCTTGCGGTCGCAATGCCGGTAGTCGAGGGTCAGAACCGGCATTCACTTTTTCTCCGTCACTTCCCGGCGGTACATCCGCACCACGCTGGCCACATCCTCGCGCATGTCCGGCGGCAGACGGCTGGCCTCGACGAACGCGTCGTCTGGGTCGATGCCCAGAATCTCGGCGGCCTTGCGGATCAGCTCGTCCTTGGGCGGCTTTTCCATGTTGCGCTCGATGCGTGACCAGTAGGCAGGCGAAATCTCGAGCTGACGCGCGAAGTCGTTCATCTGTATCTGCTTCTCTTCGCGCTTCTTGCGAATGAAGTCTCCGAAAGGCATGGTTGTTTCCTAATTGCGTAATTGGTTAATTATACGATCATAGGGCGAAACCAAGTGTCGGTCAACTGTTTCGTAAACGCGCAATTTTCTGCTCCGATTACCCTGCGTTGCCATCCTGTCCGAAGGATCAGGTTCACTATTTCTGACGGTTGCTATTCCCCGGAGCCCGTCATGAAGAACCTCGAACTTGCATCTCCAGCAGAGATGTCCGCCAGCGCCCGCGCTGGTGAAATCACCGCCATCCTTGCGGCCGCTATTGTCCGCACCCTCGTCGCAGATGAGCCGAAAGTCGGAGAAGTTGGCCTTGGCTTCCTGCCCGACCAGCGCGTTCATACAACCCCCTATCAACAGGAGAAGTTGTGATGAACGAGAAACAAGCATCCGTCGCCGCGCGGATCGCGGCATTGTCCAGCCTGCCCATCGCAGAGTTGTGGCCAGTGTGGGATCGGTATTTCAGCAGCCGCCCCATCAACCCGAACCGCGCCTTCATCGAGTCGCGCATCGCCTACAAGATGCAGGAGGAGGCTTTCGGTGGTCTGTCGCACAACACCCGACAGAGATTGGAGGCCATCGGTGCCAAGCATTCCAAGATCAAGCTGCGGGCCCGTCCACGCGACATCAATTTTGCGCCGGGCACCGTCCTTCTGCGCGAATGGGGCGAACGTGAGCACAAGGTCGTAGTCACCGCCGAAGGTCTGTTCGAGTACGAGGGCAGCACCTTCAAGAGCCTGACAGCCGTGGCCCGGCAGATCACCGGCACGCACTGGTCGGGGCCACTGTTCTTCGGCTTGACCGGCAAGGCAGGTGCGCAATGAGCGACGCCACCCAAATCGCCTCTCTCAAAGCGCGCAAACGTTGCGCCGTCTACTGCCGGGTGTCGTCGGACGAGCGCCTTGACCAGGAGTTCAACTCCATCGACGCCCAGAAGGACGCTGGCCACGCCTACGTTGCCAGCCAACGCGCAGAAGGATGGATTCCGGTGGCCGACGACTACGACGATCCCGGCTTCTCCGGCGGCAACACGGATCGGCCCGGGCTGAAGCGCCTGATGGCCGACATCGAGCGCGGCCAGATCGACATCGTGGTGGTCTACAAGATCGACCGCCTCACGCGAAGCCTCGCCGACTTTTCCAAGATGGTTGAAGTGTTCGAGCGCCACGGCGTGTCCTTCGTGTCGGTCACCCAGCAGTTCAACACCACCACATCGATGGGACGGCTGATGCTCAATGTGCTGCTGTCCTTCGCCCAGTTCGAGCGCGAAGTCATC